AAGAGGTATGTATCTGCACCGATTTCAATGGCTTACGGATGATGTCATTGGGGAATTGCCCGTGGCGTGGAACTACCTTGAAGGGTGGCATACGAAAGACGATTGCCCGAACCCCATAGCGGTGCATTTCACCCGTGGCGGCCCGTGGTTTGCCGATTGGACGGATGTGGAGTACGGCAAGGAGTGGATGCGTGAAGCGCATATTTCCTAACGGCACTCCGAAGTCAGCCATTGTCAATTCGGTGGCGGCCTTGGTGCGTCAACTTGACGAGTCACGCGCATGGGTCGTGACCATTGAGGAATTCCGCAGGCCGCGCACCAACCAACAAAACGCTTTTCTGTGGGGCGTGGTGTATCCGTGCATTATTGAGGCGGGGAACCTTGAAGGTTTTACCCCTAACGATGTGCATGAGTGGTTCTTGGGGGAATGTTTCGGTTGGCAGACGCTGGAAGGGCTAGGCCGCAAGAAGGTCAAACCCGTCAAGCGATCATCCCGACTGAACAAGCAAGAGTTTAGCGATTACCTAGAGTTTATTAGCGCCAAGTGCGCTGATATGGGCATTGTGATACCGGAACCAAATGAACCTACGGAATGAAGCAAAAGGGCGTGGATGCACGGTGCGTTTGCCGGACATCTGCAATCACAACAGCGAAACGACTGTGCTCGCGCATATACGCCTATCAGGGGTTAGCGGCATGGGCATAAAGGCAGACGATCTGCTCGGTGCGTGGGCGTGTAGCGCCTGCCACGACGCAATAGACCGCCGGTTTCGCACAGACCTTGACCGCGACTATGTGCGCCTAGCTCACCTTGAGGGCATGGTGCGAACCATCGCACAACTACGCAAGGAAGGCTTGATATGACGTTCCTTGTAGACACGCCTTACGTTACCGCTTACGTCCGTAACGAGTTTCTGTTTGACGAGAAAAGCGGGCATGGTGAATTTACCCCTTGCACCGTTTTTGGCTTTCGCGCCGAGCCAGCCCGAGTGCCTATGTTCCAAGTCATGCTGGAGTGCGGCGCACAATGGGCGAGAGTCCCCATCCACATGATCTGCTCTAAACCGTGCGACCCGCTGCCGTTAGAGGTATGCGTGTGGTGGGACAGCTTTAGCCGCCATTGCACGGTTCACGAATTTAGCTTCCTACGCAATCACGCCGTGGATTGCATGGGACGAGACAAAAAGATACGACACGGCAACTACCTGTTTACCGTCGATTGGTGCAATGGGGGATGGGCAGAAGTCCCCGATCAGCACAAAAACCACCACATCATCGTAGAGGAATCAGGACAATGGTTAGCGTATCCGAACAACAGACTACTGTGGAAAGACCCCAGCTGGATAAAGACAGAGATGCCCTTGCCGCGCTGGAACTCACCATCCAAGACGTATTCAGCCGAGTTTTCGGCACAAGCGACTACAAGCTCTTTCGCCCCGACAGTCCAGACACCAGCAAAGCAGCGGCACGATCTATAGACACAACCCGACTGGAACAAATGGTCTATGAAACTATTAAGGGCTACGGTGCGGCAGGCTGTATTAGCGACGATGTTAGAGCCACCCATCCAACCCTTGCTTACAGCAGCGTTACGGCGCGGTTTAAGGCGCTGGCTGAAAAGGGATTGATACGGTACGAGGGGAGCCGCAAAGGCGCTTCTGGACGCTTACAGCGCGTTATGGTGGCCGTATGAGATGGATTATCGACCTGTTCCGCAAGCTCAAGGCTAACCGTGACCGTGAATGGCGCTCTGTGCCAGCCCCTAACTGGCGCTGCTGCCGTGGAGGGCGCGATATATGGTGAAAGATGACGTTAGCCCGCCGGGAGCATGGAAGGAAGAATTAGAACGCGCACCGTGGGGATATGGGCAAAAGCAAGGCGACAGGCTTGCCACCGCATTTGTAGCCATGAGGCGCATGGGGCTACACGAAGAAGCCACGCTGCTAGAGTTAGAGATTAAGACGTTGCGTAACGAGATTGAGTATTTGCTGAGCCGTTGAGGGATCGTCTAACGGCAGGACACAGGGTTTTGATCCCTGTTATCTAGGTTCGAATCCTAGTCCCTCAGCCATCCCCTTCGGGCGGCCACTTAAACGAGCGGGTTTGCAAGAAATAGCGACCTTCGCACTTGCAGACCCCTTTTAAGTAATCCTTTACCTCGGGGTGCGAGCAGAAATACCCCTCACCATTAGCGGGGCAGAAGAACACGCACATCTGGCACGGGTCAAACTGCGCCCAATCTACCGATTCCGCATCCATGTCAGGTATTCCGCGCCTTCTTCGGGTTCCCACCAGACTTTGATTAGGTCTGGATGGTCGGGCGGCAAGTCTGGGTTAATCGTAGTCAAGGCGCAAGGCGACAAGCAGTTATCGCGGAACCCACGCTCCTTGGCGTAGCGGTCATAAATCTTGTACGACGCCACTTTCATCGTGTGCATCGTTATGCCAGATATTGCATCTTTTAAGACGCTATACGCCGATTCGTGCTTGTGGCCTGCAACGTACAAATGATCACGGGTTCCCATTAGGGCAGCTTTCATGGGGCCGTGGGCGGGGTTCCAGATAGACGAGCCGCTATGGTCGTGGCGGGCGTTTACGCGCACCTCGCGGCCATTAGGGAACCGCAGCGCAATGCGAGCCTCGGACGACTTATAAAGTGAGTTCTGATGCTTCGCTATCCACCGTAGAGGGTCGCCAGAGCCTGACCATAGGTCATGGTTACCCCCAATCATGTAGAGCCAACGGCAGCGGTTTACAAACCACTCAGCCAACCGCCATGCCTGTGCGGCAGAGGTCGCCTGATCGCCGTAAAGCCTTGCTAAACGGCCAACCCAGTTGTTAGTGGTATCGCCTACGTTGCAAGCAAACAGACCCTCCGTGGCGTTTACGAGGGCGGTATGGCGCTCAATGGCCTCAATGTCGCAGCCGTCGTCGTCAACGTGCGGATCGCCAAAGTGCAGCAGCCCAATCGGGCCTGCAATCTTGATTTTAATTGGGATTAGCTTGGAGGCTTCTTCGTGTTCGCGTTTATGTAAAAACTTGCGCTTACGCTGCTCAATTAGCTCCTCAATAGGAACGTCATCGTTAGGCAGCGGGGTAAACTCAAACTCGTCCCTAACCACGTTTGGGGTGTGTTGGTAGGTAGAACCGGGGACGCTAATGCCCTTGCCTTGCATATCCTGTATGCGATTCAGCAAGGTTCTGATGTTAATTCCGAGCTTTTGTGCTGCTACCGACCTAACGCCTTTGCACTCTTGTAAGGCTTGCAATATTTGTTCGTCAGTCGCCTTCTTTACAGTCACGCTTAGCCTTCCTCTTAACCGTGATCCCGAGTTCTTCTCGGCGTTTCGCGGTAACTTCTGGGGCTAGCTCGGCTCTCCACTCCAAATGTCCGTCAACCAGTCTGTACTCTTCTTTGTGCGTTAGCGCACAGTCGCAGCACTCGGTATAGGTATAGCCCTTCACCCTATACCAAGAGCCTTCGTTCATTTGCACAACGGGGATTTTCTTTGGCATATCAACCCCTCAAATACAATCTTTGCTCATCTCGCCTACGATTTACAAGTCCTTTCAATACCTTACCACCGGCTTTTGACCATTTCATGAACTCGTCAGCAGCTTCATCAAACTCGCCACGGTTGTGCTTCATGCGAAGCCCAGACCTTTGAAGATTGCCCAAGCCCACGTTGAAAGCGAATGAAACGAGTGCGTCGAACCGGCCTTGATGATTAACAGCAGAAGGGCAAAGTCGGGCCACGCCGCGCTCAAACCGCGCAAGGTCTTGAGCAAGGATAGCGTCCACCTCGTCCATCGTGAGGCTGCGATCCCAACCCTCGGGTATCGGTAAATCCCGTCGTTCTGCAAACGGCACCTTGGCGTGGTTAGAATCAATAACGTGGCCGACCCCGACCGTCCATAGCAGGGCCGGACACCGATAAGGGCGCATCCTTACGCCCTCGTGATGTTTGATCATTTGTATGGCAGCAGGGCTGACCTTCACTTTTTGCCGAAAGCCTGCGTACCAAACCAGAAAGCAATGATGCTGCTAAGAATCAGCATTTCATCGTCAGAAAACACTTCGGCCATTGCAGCAGCAAACGGCACACCCGTGTTGTAGGCATACCAGACGCCTGCAATGTTGATGGCAACGAGTTCCAACACGAAGATGTAGGTAACGACGGGGCGCACCGAGGCACGAAGATTGATCATCCATTGGCTTGCGCCTTTGCCAATCTCAACGTCGTGCTGGTACAGCGCTTGGCGCTCCTCGCCTGCCGTCTGCGTCTGGATTTGCTCTAGCTTAATTTCCTCAACCCGCGCTTGCGCGATAAACCCGCGCTCTGCAAGGGCTAGTTCACGCTCTTTCTGGGCAGCGACAAGGGCAAGCTCATGCTTCTTGTCTTGGCGGTCTTGGAAAATCTCAAGAATCTTGGGGAGGCCGCCTGCGAGGAACGACAAGAACGTGCTAACCATTGTCATCATTTGTTGCGTTCCTCAAGCAATTTGACCCGCAATTGCAGGTCGTAAATCTTATCTAGCAGCTCTTCTTTCTGTTTCTGGCGATTAGCGGCGCTAATAGGACTGTCCGTTGGCACGCCCTCTGGCGTAATCAAAGCGGGCATCTTGCCTTCAATAGCGATCAGGCGATTGTTGAACGATGCTATTTCCGTGAGCAGCCAGCCTACAGCGGCTAGCAGCACCGGAAACAACATATCCACAATCTTCTGCATATTCACTTTTGCATAGCCTCAAGGAGCAATAACGCCATGCTGCCAAGTGCGCCAAGCAAAATAATGATGATTGCGCCGCCAACCTTTAATACTAATTGCTCCAGACGCTTAAGACGGGCATTAATGGCTTCATACCGCACCGCACAAACGTCAATGTGACTCGTAACAGTCACCTCTAATTCCTGCACCGTTGTCATTACCTACCCCTTACGGACGCTCGTCAGATTGAACCGGAGCGGTCAAGATTTCGGTTTCGCGCTCTGCCGTTAGCAGACCCTTTGACACCATCATGTCAAGGCCAGCCTTAGTGCGCGGATCGTCTAAATTGACTTGGCTGACGATGTTAAACGTCTCAATCCATGCAGCCACCGAAACGTCGGTTTTGGCGGCAGTCAGGATGCCAACATATTCCGCATCGGTTAGGCGATAACGAAACGCCAGTTTGGTGACGATGCGAGGCGTGGTGACAGGTTCTGGCCCAACAAGGCGGTAATGCCCCGGATAATGCGCCTCTACAAATACCTCATCCGCAATGATCGTGTTAACGACTTGGCCCGAATCGCTGAGTATTTCGTAAATCATTTTAGGTTCCTAAAAATTGGAATACGACAGCGCCGCCGCCGCCCGCGCCGCTGCTGATGCCATAGCCTTCCCAGTTAGTTACAACAGCGCCACCCCCGCCGCCGCCGTAAGAACCGCCTGCACCACCGGCAAACGTACCGTCATACGTTGAGCAGCCGCCACCGCCAGCAAAAAGACCGCCTGCGCCGGGGCTTCCCGAAGATGTGTTGCTCGGGGCCGCAGCGCCAGCACCGCCGAGGCCGCCCGTGCCAGTACCGTCAGAACCGCCTTGCAGCGGTGCGCCAAAAAACTTC